TGGACTTGCAGAGGTTTGGGTAAAATCGGGCCGTTGAAATGCATAGGATGTGGACGTATCATCGGGACTGACATGATATACATTAGACGAAAAAGTGAATTTCCCAAATGTCCTTGGTGCGGAGGGGCGTTGGAACATGCGGATTAGAAAAAGCTGGTTAATTTTCCTGGCCTTCTGGCTAGGAGGGGCGTTAATCGCGACGTGGGATAAAGACGTGTTCATGGGCCTCATGTTTGCCCTTTTAGGGGTGGTAGTGCTCAAATGAAAATCAGAGCAGATATGATATTGCGGCAACTACAAAAACGGCACTTTAAGAGAAATGATGTGTTTTTAACACAGGTCAAAAATGGAAGGTCGTGGGGTAGTGAAAATCTGCTTATTATGGACGCACTTGCTATCCGTAGGTCGTGGACAAGACCCTGCTATATCGGGTACGAGGTAAAAATCAGCCGATCGGACTTTGTCCGCGACGAGAAGTGGCCAGGATACTTGCAGTACTGTCATGAATTCTATTTTGCCTGCCCAGTCGGGCTAATATCACCCGAAGAACTCCCGAAGCAAGTTGGACTTATTTATTACGACCCGCAAAAGGATTCTATTGTTACGAAACGTCGAGCGTTGTACCGACCTATAGAAATATCGTCAGAAATGCTTATGTATATAATCATGTCCAAGTTTGACGATGACCGACACCCGTTTTTCAGTGACCAGCGGGAGATGCTAGAAGCCTGGGTTGAAGATAAAAAATCCCGCAAGGAGCTGGGGAATAAAGTCAAAAGCAAACTCATGCAAGAAATAAGAATGATGAAGGAACAAAATCAAGAGTTAAAGCGAATTGTGGGGGACGTTGAGGTTTACAAGAACATTGAAGAAGTTTTATTGAACCATGGTTTTTCGCCGTGGAACCGGGAGCGATGGCCCAAAGATTTGGACAAAGCACTCAGCGTAAGCATGTCGCCGGAGGTTGTATCCGACATCAACAGGCTGTCTCAGTTAGTTGAAAGATTAAGGAAGGCAGTATCGTGAACGCAGAGAAACTTTTAAGGGAGTGAAAAATCTATGTTCCCTGATAAAGTAAAGATATTAGGGCATGAATATAAGATTTTACCGGAAGAAAACTATGTAGTTCAGTCAGGTGGAGAGACTGGGGAAGTTAATAATTACCTGAATGTGATCCGGATCGGCAAAGAATTGACACCGAGTGGGCAGATGGAGATTTTATTGCATGAAATTTTGGAGGCTATAAACTACCGACTGGAATTAAATTTGGACCATCCTAAACTGTGTATTCTGAGCGAGGTACTGCACCAGGTTTTAAGGGATAATAGACTTAGCTTTTATGGAAGGTGAAAACAACAAAAGCTCCTAGTCATGACCATCAATGCCAGGTCCTAGACAAACGCGTACACTGGGAAATAAGAGAGCTTGCAAAAAAGATGCTGGAACTGGTAAAAGAAGTAGCTCAGAAACGCAAAAGGTAATAAAAGACGTAGCTTATCATTGCATAATGATAGCTGAATATGAACCGAGAAGGCATCATAGTTAAAACAAAATTTAAAGGGGGGATAATTTTGCTCAAAATTAAAATTACAGTCCCGTCTCATGTAAGACATTTTTGTGAAGGAGAATTCAAAAGCTATCCTCTCTACAAGAAACGCATTCAAGACAGGAGACAGGAAATAATAAATACAGGCCCAGGAGTCGCATATCACCAGATATCGCATCAGCGAAAAACGTCATACAGCATCGAAATGAAGAAAATAGAACGGATATTAATGGACAGGCAAATACAAGCCGACGAGAAATCATGCCAATACGTAGAGGATGTTTTGAGAGGCATGTCGGAGAGGCAGCTAGAAGTTATCAACGCCTGCTACTGGGAGAATAAATCTAATTTAGAGGCAGCTGACAAACTTAACATTAGCGAACGAATGATAAAAAGATACAAAAGAGATGCAATTATCAAACTAGCCATTCGCTGGGGTCTTATTTAGCCTCAAAACAAGGGTTAAAATCATCTCCTAGCGTTATGATACCAGGAGATGATTTTTACCCCTTATTCGGCGACGGTAGGATTGGGAATTATGTTATTACTTACCAATCGTAGAAGGAGTCTTCTTTGCTATAAAGACTCCGAGGATGGTTAGAAACCATTGAGTTAAATTTTCATCAGGGGCTGCTCCTTTAAAGTAAGCTACAATGTGAGCTACAAGAATAATGAACCCAAAAAAGGACAGAATAAAGTCCATTAAATCATAATTCTCCAGTCTAAACATTTGTTTATTCCTCCTTAAAAAAGATTCAACTTTTGCAATACAGCAAGAAATTCTGCCCAGGTTACGCTGGCATAGGGTATTCTTCTTTCCGTAATCACCCCCTTGACCAAGGCATCGTTAATCACTTTTTGTTCCCAATTAATCTTTAAATTGAAATACTCAATAACCCCTTGATAGAGAGCGGCTGCTATATTGTTCTTGCAGTATAATAATTGCTTTACATCATCTTCGTTAGTATGGAACCCCAGTTCAATCAAAACTGCTGGGGCTTTGGTGCTGTTCAGTTCTTTTAGATGTTTGCCGTTTTTTACTCCCCTGTTAATGCTTTTCATTGCTTCGACTACGTTGGCGTGAATGACCCTTGCGGCTTTTTCAGCTTCTCCTCCTGGGATACAGAAAGTTTCTGTTCCTCTTGCTTCTGATGGGCCAGCGTTGCTGTGAATTGCCAAATGTAAATCTACATTTTTAGAGTTTGAGTCCTGTATTATTTGGTCTAGCTTCATTTCTTGAGTACAGATGTAAGCCTGTACTCCATTTGTACCTCTCAATAATCCGTATAATCTATTAGCGATGTCCATACAATTCTTGGCTTCGTTATAGCCGTAAAGTCCAACATTATTAAACTGAACCGAATGGCTAATATAAATCTTCTTCAAAAATCATCACTCCCTATGATTGTAATCTGTTTAGAAGATGAATCCCATATAACTCGATAGCCGAAATTCTCAGCAATAAACCGCAATGGGACTAATGTCCGCGACAATTTAGGGTCAACTACGGGAGGCGCATCAAGAATAACTTTCTGCCCATCAACAAGAGCTTCGTTTTTATCAACCCACAAGACTATTTTCTTGGCTTTCTTTGGAGGGAGGATCACATCAACCGACGACCATGATTCGACCCAATACGGCATACCAATATCAGTTTTACCATTGAAAAAGTCATAAGGGATCCAGCAGTACCCCTTGTCTCCCCATGAAACCCCCCATGAATTACGTACACGAATAAACCCTTTGTATCCCGCATAAGTGAGATTGTCGTTCCACCCCACAGCAGCCACAGCATGGTTGCCTAGCCACTTGCCCTCTGGTATTTTGATAAAGCCTCCCGTGCCTGGCGTAATAAAGTTTTCGTAAACCATTATCCCGGCCAGAACCGGCCCATCTCTATAAATAGCCTGCTTTAATTCATCTATTGTTTGTATTCTTGCGTAAGCTCCGATTATAAAATCTTTTGCTTCCTCATACGCTTTTTCGGGTGGTGTTGGAAGCTGTTTTATATCCTTGAGTTGTGAATACGGTAAAGTATTTTCCTTGCATACACCTTTCTTTCTAAGAACGTCCATAGCCGTTCTTGGGTAAGTGCCTTCTTGTGTCGGTATCCCATCAACTTGCTTGCATTCTCTGTAAACAAATAACGGTGAAAGTGAAATTACTTGGCTGGGATAATTCAATGCTTCTTGCAATTCTTTCACTGATACGGCTGCATGACCGACACAAGTCCCGTATGTTCCTTGGTCACGGATAGGTGTCCTGTACTTATCTTCTAAAGTGAATTCGCTTGGCAAAGGTACAGTCAAAGGGATCATCTTCCCATAAGCATAGTCTCTGTAATCCGGCGGCGAAGGAATAAAGCCAAACAAGATATCGACCTCCTTATTTTGACGAAATAGTAACTAACAAAGTAATAACCGTGCTTACAAGAGAAAGAGCAAGTGCCGCAATACCTCCCATCAGCATCTTGTGGATGTTATCAACTTTGGAATCAAGTCTCTGCAAGCTGCCATTTTGAGTCGCTTGCCATGTCAACAAATTTTCTATATCCGTTTCGATTTTAGCCACTTTTACTTTCAAGGCAATTATTTCCTCCTCCCAGTTCAATTTTATGCCTCCTTCGACGAATATTTTTGGAAGAGACTTGAAACTATAAATCTGCTATCCTAAAAACAAAAAAGGAGTGATACTGTGAGTCCACTCCATGAGATTCTATTAAGATATGCACTTATGGTCTGCTGCCTTTTAGTATGGTTGACGATACTAACTGGTTTTACTAAATTGCCAGAATGGGCGCAGCAGATAATAGCTATGACCGTAATAATATATATTGTAGGTGGCATTGTATATGCTTTATTTCCCGCCTGATATTACTTCTTGATAATATTCAAGAGCATACAACAGCCGTTCCCTATCTCGTTGGCTCAAAGTTTGGACAAAGAATCGGGCTTCTGCTTTGTTTAAACCGTATAGCGGGTGCAGTGCCATTAAAGATTGTTTAAGCCCTCGTGGCGTTCCGCCTGCTTTGGTGTATTCGTCGAAATACTTTCTTGCTGCCTCCATGTCGCCATATTTCAGGGCCAGCTTAAAGTTATACAGAGCCGTGCTCTTTGCATTAGGTTCCACCATGAACCCAACATTGCCCTTGCCCAATTTTCGCATGAAACGATTTCTCTCATCTATAATGTAATAGTAAGCCTGCTCTTTGGGGTCAGCTTTTTCAAACACCAATTGCTCCAATCTTGTTTTGTACGGTCTAGAAGGTAGCCCCTTTAGCTTTCTATATTCAGCCTCCATCCCATAACTCTGGAATAGATACAGCCACGGGTCATATATCGTTTTGGGTTTAAATACGTCTGGATATAATTTTTCTTTGGTAAGCAATTCAACTGGCGTCTTTATGAATGGAGTAATACTCTGAACTATTTTGTTAACCGGCGACTTTGCCATTTCTACGACTATTTCTTTAATAGTGCGCCTGCCGTTCAGATAGTCTATATAGTTAGTGACAAAAGCATCTACACCCACCCAATCCAGCAGGTCAGATAATGCTCCGAGTCTAGAGAAGTATCTGATGTTACCATCCTTGTCCCTGCCTAAAATAATGTGCGGCCTGCCCTTAATTTCATCTGGCAGTTCCTTTTCCTCGTCCGGGTATTTAAGCAGGTTCCATGTTTGGATAATTGCCCACAACATGCATGCTTTTATAATAAACTTGCCTATGTTGTAAGCTATAAGCGGAGACCTTATTGCCATACCAGTTACTTTGCCCGCAATAGCAGAGCAAGTCCTGCCGTCAATATAAGCATTTACTAACATTCTTTTGTATCGCACAATGTTAACTTCCTGAAAGGAATAGAACGGTATTAAGTGTTCCCTTAACCATTGCCCAGCGACAGAAACTTCATCGTAAGCTCCTATTAGCTCATTTGACAACGCATAAGCGCGGTCCCTAATATCACTCAAAGCCATAACGCTATCTCTGTCTGAAGCTCCAAAATTGCGCGGCACTCCATTGTTTTCTTTCATCTGTTCCAGATAATCCAAATAAGTTGCATATCTCAACAACGCTTCTCTAAAGTCAGTGGTAATTCTAGCCGTGTCCCAATATTTCAACCATGCATTCTTGGGGAGTTCGAATATAGATACTCCTTTTTTCTCTTTTATGTCCATTAAATGCTTAAACTTTCTCAAGTTGTTGACTTCATAGATTTCTTGAGCCTGCATCAAAGACTGCATCCCGCCGCGTTCAAACCAGTCTCGCAAATCACGGCTCATCGGTTCGCCTTTAACAATGACAGAATAAAGTTCATTCCATGCTCGAGGCAATTTCTTGAGCGCACTGGGGTTCCCTGCCAAAGCAGCATCAACGTCCCCTGTGATGTTTCTTACATTGTACTTGAGCCACCTGAAGGGAGATATTAACTGATATATTTTCCAAAAACCAGTGACATCTTGTAATGCTTTTTCTATTACGTTGGGGTTATAAGTATTGAGATTGTTAAGAGTATCAGCTACTTCTTGCTTAACCACAAGTTCAGGGAAGCGCTGCCCCCTAGCAAGGACTTTTCGCACGTCATTTTTGCTCACTCCTATTGACTCTAACCCTTGAGAGAATAATTCTTCTGCCAGCTTAGCAGGGATAGAATTGGCCATGAAAAACATCGAGCCTTCGCGCGGCTGGTAAGTGGTGTATCCTTCAGGGATTAAATCCCTCCAGGTTACATACTTGTCACCTAACTTTTCTCTTATAAGACGCTTCTTCTCATTCATCCCTTTAAGGAAATACAAAGCCGCCGACCTTTCCGCTTTGCTTTTAGGATTAGATGCCAGCCAGCTTATATACTTCATCAAGTCCTGCTGAATTGTCGCTACTTTCAATGTCTTGTTGAAATACATTTGAGCCAAGTAATCTATTACAGGCTGGAATTTACCATTGGGGCCAGCAGGCAATTCTCCTTTTGCGGCCAGCTTAGCTAGCTTGCTTAATGCAGTAGCTTGTTTCTTGTTTAATTCTTTCAGCAATTTTTTAGCTAGATTATCGATTGTTTCTGGCTCTGCTGCCGGGTTGAGTGCATTTAATTCTTCCCTCAGTAAACTCATGAAATTCTTCTCATTAAGCTCCAACGCCATTTTCTTCAAGGTGTCAGAAATATCATAATTATCTTTGACCACTTTGATTGTCTTGGCTATCTCAATATCCAACAACATTTGAGCCATTACTTCATATTCAGCTTCTAGATAGTTTCTGTTAATATTGCTAGTGCTTCCTTCTCTCTTCTTTTGATAGCTTCTGTTCAATGGAGTCTTGAGCTTTCTCCCGGCTCCCCAAATCCTCTTTTGAGAAGCATAATTCAAGACATCGTGCCTGTAATAGTCCTTATTGGTGAATCTGTCCGACATGTCGACTCCGACCTGCTTAAATACGTCGATATACTTGTGCCTTATTTGCTCCCAAACGATTTTACGTGCAGCAACAGCCCGTAAAATTTTAGGATAATTCTTCAATGTCTGGTCTAGTCTCTGTTTATCTTTGAATAAAGTTTCTGTATCAAACCCGTAAGGTAAATCATGCCCGCGCTGTGCTTCATGCGCTAAATCATCAAGAATCACCTTGCGGCAAAAGAGGTCAAATTCTTCTGGAGTCATATCACCAACTATTTTCTCGATTATCTCTATCGCTTCTTGAGCTCGTACACTCTTCTGTTTTTGCAGGTACAAGAGAGTATATCTTAGTATAGCGAATTCAGGCTTTCTAGGAAGATGTTTAAACTCTGTAGTGAAAGACTTGACGATTTCTTTTACGACTTCCCTTACATACTCTTTCAAAGAAAACTTGTTTACTCTTACTGAAGCCTGATATTCAGCTTCTATTTCAGGATTAGAGAAAGTATATGCTGGGCCTTTAGTTTTATAGCTTATGCCTTTTACCGGAGCAAGGTCTACAATCTTATCCGGTTTTTTGGCTGCTATGCTTCTCCTGTACTCCTCAATGGATTGTTTCTGTTGCTGGACAGTGGTGAGATAATTAGCATATTCAACTGCAAGTTCATCTTTTAGGGCTTCTATGTTTTCAATATATTGCAACACTGATTCATCTTCATCAGAAAATATTAACTTAATTCTGGTTATCAAATCTTCCAGCACTTGCACCAGTTTACTTACGGCAGTTGGAGCCTTTTCTTTTATCCTTTGAATAAAACTTCTATCGTGAAGAAGTTCAGCCAACAGGTCAGCGGTAAACTCTTCAGGCATTTCCTCAAAAGTATATCCGCGCCTACGATACTTAGCTATTAATTCAGAATGTTCTTCTTTTAAATGTTTAACAGCGATTTCTTTCAATTTTTCGAAATGCTCAGGGTGTTGCAATGACATCTTATGCACTGCTTCATGCAAGGCTACAAAGGTTATGGGATCTTCGGCTTCAGTATTAATAAAAATTTTTTTGGTTTCGTAGTTAAAGAACCCCTGTATTTTGCCTAAAAATTTAGGTATTTTGACGGGGACTATCCCCCCGCCGGTGAGTTCTGTCGCTACTTTGTCTGCTAAGATAAATTCTTCTTTGTTCCACGCATCAGGAGCATAAACAAAGCGGTCTTTAGCATTTCTAGGTATGTTGAAGTCAGAATTTACCCTCGACGTAGCTTTTTCAGCTGTAGAATCAGCGAACCTAAAACTGTTTTCAGGAGGTTGCGCTTCTTCTTCGTTGGATACGTCAATTTCGCCTATACCGAGAGCAATATTTAATTCCATGAGCTGCTTCTTCTTCTCGTCCAGTTCGGCTTTTCTTGAAAATTCCTGCTTAGAAATCTCCTTGTTCTTTTCTATTTGTTGCTTAATTGCATTTACCCGCTCTTCTTCTCTTTCTATGAGCTTAGGAAGGTTCTTGAGGTCTCTTCTCAGTAAACTGGATATTGACAATTCTGAACCAGAGAGGTATCTAGGTTTGCTTTCATTCAAATCAACCCTATGTTGTAGCAGCATCCTAAACTGGGAGTACAGGCTGGCAATTCGCGACGATATAAAAATATATTGGTCTAAAATTCCTAAGTTGGGGCTGTAATGTTGTATATACCTCAGTTTTACAATTGAATTGAAATCTGTTAATTCAACTGGAGAGTCGGTATCTTTGTGTCTGTATTTCTTTTCTAGTTTTTTAATTTGTGCTTTTATAACTTTGTCGGTATTAGCCAAGTCTTCTTTTTCGTCTATGTTGTATTTCTTTGAATCTATAGAAATATACTTTCCTTTTGTTTCTTCCAGCTCTTGCAGAATGAATTTAGCCTGACCTATAAGGTCTCTTGCGTTAGCCAGTTCGTTATTCAGTCTATTGATTTCTCGCGCGGCTTGCATTTTTCTAGCTAAGAACGAGTTATATGCACCAGTTATTTCATCTATTTCTTTTTCAAGATTTACCTTGGTAAGCCAGCGTTCGTCCCCGATAGCTATAGCCTTCATAGTTGCAGCATCGTAAGCATCTGCGTCAAAAGCAGCCAGTTTTCTGATTGCGGTATCACCTTTGAGCATAGCATTAATGCCCTTCAACTTATCTTCAATCAGCTGCCAACTATAAGCGTCCCCGCTGAAAGCTCCTTCTTCCCCAACAGTAACGTAGCGGAATATCTTGACATGTTCCTTTTTGTTATAATAACTATTACCTTGCCTTAGAATCCGCCCTTCAGCTTGCTCTATTTCTGCTGGACGGTAAGGAGGCATTACTTCATGAATGGCATAAAGACGCTCTTGCACGTTTACGCCTTCGCCCAGTTTATTGTAACTTCCAATCAGCACTCTTATTTGCCCAGCATTTGTCTTGCGGTAAATTTCATCCAATTCTTCTTCTTTTGTCCCAGTCTTAACATAAGCTATCTCATTTTCAGGAATTCCTGCTGTAACCAATTTGTTCTTTATTTCTTCCCACAAGTTTGCTCCGGTTATACTAGATTGCCCAACAGATAGAAATACCAACTGCGTTGCTTTTTCTTTGTCCTTTTCTTTGTAAATTTTTACAACGTTATCTACTACCCTATTTATTTTAGAGCCTGCGAAGTCCTCTGCTTCCGGGTCAACCAGTTTCATATCCAGCGGGGCATTTCTCACAATGTTGAACAGCCGCAAAACCGTACCGTTGGCAATAGCACTCTCCCATTTGCTCTGAACCATTTGCATTACTTCGCCCAGTTTAGGATGCGGAGCACACTCCACTTTAACAATGTCGTGTTTGGGAATGGGCAAGTTAACATCATCCTTGCCGACTATATCAGCAAACTGGCGGTACATCATAATTAGTTCTGGCAGATTGACAAAAGACTCAAACTTGTACGCAACCCTGAACCCACCACTTGGTGCAATTTCAGTAACATGGTCCAAGTTAGTAAACACTTTTGCCCAAGCATCAAAGTGCTTCACACCTGCCGCTTCAAGTAAATCTGGCCTCAAATACTTGGTCATTATATAAACTTCTGCCATGCTGTTGGTGATAGGTGTGCCAGTGGCAAACACCACTCCTCGGTTGCCGCCATTTATCTTGCGTATATAGTTAAGTTTGACCATCATATCAAAAGCTCTTTCAGAAGAGCCGGTGTGCATACCTTTTACTGAAGCGACTCTACCGGCCAAAGGCAAGTTTTTAAACTTGTGGGCCTCGTCCACAAGTATCATGTCAAAGCCCAAGTCCTCAAAACAGAGCATACCCTTGTATTTCTCTGCATCAGCGGTTAACCTTTCAAGTTTCACTCTTAGCTTTGCCAAAGCCGTTTCTATGTTCTTGACACTTATTCTGTCTCCGCTTGCCCTGGCTTCTTCTAAAGCAATATGGTATTCTTCTATTTCTCTCCTTATCTCCATAGTCATTGTCTCTGGTGTCACTGGTATCTTGGTAAAGCTGGAGTGCCTGATAACAACAAAGTCCCAGCTATTCAGAGCAGCCAGGGCCAGTGTTCTTTTTATGTTTTCTGACTTGAAGTCATTTTCGTCCAGCACCAAGATATTGCAACCCGGGTATAGTGTCTTCGCATCATATTCAAAGTCCGATAGTTTGTGGTTTGGAACAACAAGAAGCGGTTTGCTCGCCAAACCAAGCCGCTTTGATTCCATAGCTATGATAATTTGTTCATAAGTCTTGCCTGCCCCAACAACATGAGCAAGCAATGTATTACCGCTGGTTATACTTCTTATAACTGCTCGTTTTTGATGTGGTCTTAGTTGTATGTTGGGATTTATCCCGTAAATCTTATAAGACTCTGCTAGCTTTTCATAATTTTCAGGGACGTAGCAATTAAATTTTTCGTTATACAGTCTTTCTACTTCTTCAGCGTATTCTGGATGCTCGTACAGAAATTCTTTCATGTAATTTCTTATTTCTTTCACCTTGGCTCTCAGCATGTTGGTTGCCTTTATGTCAATTACTTGTTTACCTTCTTCATTTTTATACTTAACGGTTTCTGGCTTGTTGTTGAGAGCCATATTGATTATTTCTAGTTCAGTATAAGGTAAACCAGCTTTTATGCTCTTGCCTTCTGGTGTTGCGTAATAATACTTGCCAGACTTTATCTTCCATGAAGCATCATGTGGATTGTATGACAATGTTATTGACTTGGGGTTAGCAAGCCCAAGTAATTTTAGAATCGCTTCTTTAGTTATCTTAATAGGTATCCATTCATCTCCTAGATGCAACGATATGTCAATCAGTGGTATGTCTTTAGGAATAACTTTTTCTAGGGCTTCTATATTTCTTTGATATTCCTGGTCTAACTCAATGGCTTGTTGGGCTTCTTTGAGTTTTTGCCGCACATTGCCGCTTAAATATTTTTCTGCCAATTCCCAATCACCAGTTGGGTTCTTGTAAATTCTATCGCCCAGTTCTTTTATGACCTCTTTTTCGTCTTTCCTATAAATCTTAGAAATATAATCAAGGTCAATTCTTCCGTATGTGTTGATGCTGGCAATTAATCCTTCTTCAGCCGAATTGACTTTAGTTATAGGTTTGCGCGGGGTAAAAGTCCTCTTAAACAATATCTCTGAAGGAGTGATGGTCTGATGCTCGTTTCCGTCTTTGTCTATCTTTATTTCTTCAAGCTCAAGACTCTTGAGCAGGTAAACATCAGGGTCGGTTATAAACACCTTTTTGGGCTTGCCCTTTCCTTGGACTTCTTTGGCAAACCCCATTACTTCCTCTACTCTAGTCTTGCCGTATAGTTTTCCTACCCTGGTCTTTCTAACCAGTAAGTTCTTATACTTCGCGACATAATCTTCGTATGCCTTGCGTAAATCAGCACGTGCTCTCTCTAACTCTTCTTCTGAAACATCCAACTGTCTTTGCATACGCAATACAGTTTTAAGTAGTTCTTTGATATTGATAAGTTGCTTAATTTCTTCGACGTTCCCCTTTACTTCAACATACTCGTCGTCTATCTTCCTGAAAACCTTATCGTTGTCAATGATTAGTGTTCCTTCAATGCGATTATCTCCTTCTATTTCTAGTACGGCTATATCTTCATCAGTTAGCCCAGAATCCTTCACTATATTTTTAGGCAACTTTGAAGACAAAAGTTCCCTAGCCTTGTCCGGTATTTCTTCTTTTTCGCTTGTGGTAGCCCCGAACCTGTCACCAGTCAACTTGTCTTTTGTCAGTTCTCCTATTACCATATCCTTGTTCTTGACATAGTACTCATTCAGGTATAAAGTTTGCCCTTCGTATTCCTGCGGGGTAGAGGCTATCCAGTCTCCCATTCCAAGGTATTCGCCTGGAGCATATTTTTGGAAGAAAACGATATCTGTAGTTACTTCGGTTCCAGCATTCTCTTTAAATGTTTCAGAAGGTAGTCTTACTGCTCCTAGGAATTTAGCTTTCATAGCTACTATTTTTCTTATCGCTTCATTTGACGGAGAATCCAAGAATCCTGTAGATGTTATAACAGCAACTATCCCCTTGGGCTTAGCCTTGTCAATGCTCTTTACAATGAAATAATTGTGTATTTTATCAGTAACTACTTTAGAATAAGTATTGTCATAAACCGGGTAATTGCCAAAAGGCACGTTGCCAATAACTACATCAAAGAAATTGTCTGGATATTTAATGTCTTGGAATCCCTTTATTTGAATATTAGCGTTTGGATAAAGCAACTGAGCTATAGTACCTGTTATGGGGTCAATTTCAACGCCATGTAGTTTAACATTCCCCCTCAAATTTTCTGGCAACATCCCAAAGAAGTTCCCGATGCCACAGGACGGCTCTAGTACATGCCCGCTTTTTATCCCTAATTGAAGGAGAATATCATACATAACAGAAATTATCTCAGGACTGGTATAGTGGGCATTTTTAGTGCTGGCCCTGGCTTCGTCCCATAAATAAGCGTTAGAGAAGTGTTTATCTTTTATTGAATGTAACAGGTCTCTTAGTTCTGCCCTTTCTTTCTTCCAGTCATCTTTTGCGTAATCAAAAACCTCAGACAAGTCGCCCCATCCAGAAAATAAGGCAAGCTGCCTTTTCTCTTCTTGAGTAGGCAACCTGCCTTCTGTTAAGCACCTGTCCATAACTTTTATGGCTTCAATATTTGCTTTATACCTTGTCTTTTTGCCTCCTTTTGTGAATACAGGGTTTTCTTCGTTGATAATATAATTTTCAGCAACACCTATAGCTACAGCCGGTTCCCCCAGTACTTCTTCTCCTCTACCTCCTCCTGGTACTTCTCCATGTGCGGCGGGATGTAACTCAGGATGTTCTTCACCTCTGACCTCACTTCTGAGTCCGCCATGAGCATCATTGACCTCCTCTCCGCCGCGTCCTTCATCTCGTTCATTTGTTTCTTGTAAAAATCCCACAGCTGATTCTCTACCACTAACGCCTGTCTCACCTTGTTGTAGATGTGCGTTGCTAGATGTTTCTCCCCCATGTTCTCCAGGTAATCCGGCACTTCGTCTTCCAGGACCCTCAGTGCTATGCTCGCGTACTCCAGTATCGCGTTCTTCGGGCTCAACTTTAGCAGGTCTTTCCACATTTGCCTGTCCCAGTACTTCTTCAGCAGGCCTTCCACTTGCTTTCGCCCCCTCTTGTTCTTCTGTTTTTATTTTAGCCTCTTTTTGAGGGAGATTGTTAAGTAAATCATCAATAAACTTTATCAATTTGTCTACGTTTCCTGGCCTAGTAGCACTGTAGTAAATGCCTTTATATTCACCGATTCTTTTGCCTTTTGCGTCTGCTTCGTCAAAAGTAATATACCCAGCCTGCTCGTATTCGTCCCTTGGCACATAAATTCTAAATCTTCCGTACTTCTCCCATATCTTAGCCTCTTGGCGGTATCTTCTTTTCCTGGTTTCATGCACAAACTCCCATTCACTTTTAATCGCATTAAAAGCACTAATTATATCGTCGCGGTAAAACTCTCCGAGTTTTTCCTTTAATTCTTCTCCTTTAGCAATTTCTTCTTTAATTTCTTCCTTTTTAGGTTCTTCCTCTTTAGCGACTTCTTTCTTGGGTTCTTCTTTGGCAACCTCTTCTCTGGGCTTCTCCTTAACTTCCTCTTCAGCTTCCTTCTTAGATTCTTTTTCTTTAGCAACTTCTTCCTTGGGTTCCTCCTTAGCTTCCTTCTTGGGTTCTTCCTCTTTAGCTTCCTTCTTAGGTTTTTCCTCTTTAATAACTTCTTTCTTGGGTTCTTCCTTGGAGGCTTCAGCAACTTCTTCCTTAGCGACTTCCTCTTTAAATTCTTCTTTAGGAGGTTCTTCCTTGAGTTCTTTTTTAGGAGCCTCTTCTTCAACAATTACTTCCTTGGGAACCTCTTCTCTTTCAAGAGGATGCCATGTGGCATATTTAGACACAGGGATACCTTTTAACTCTTTCCCATCATCGAGCATCAAATTAGCTAGGACGGCCCCGCTTTTAGTTTTGTATATTTTAGTTACCGTCCCAGTATATTCTTTGCCCTTACGGACAACTTTGTAATATCCGCCTTCTTTAGGGGTTACTATTGGTTCTTTAGGAGGTTCTTGCCCAATAATTTCTGACTCAGGTACTTGAGCTTCTGTCTCTACGACTGGCACTTCAGCAACCTTGCCTGTTTTAGTCACATTTTTCTTAGCAATGCTAAATTCAAAATCTGGTTTATCAGGGGATATAACTTTTAAGTTATTTGCTTTGCTTTCATCTTGCCCGACAACAATTAATTCTTGCCCAATAGAGTTGGTTACTACTTCGCCGGGCTTAAACTCTACTTTTTCTGTTTTAAGTTTTTGGGGCTTGGGAGGTTCAACTTTGATGGGTTCTAGGGTTACAGGTTCCGGCGCTGCAAGTTTAAGCTCCGATATTGTAGGCTCTGGCGTTGTAGGCTCTGGTACTGTTTCCGTAGAAGGCGACTTTGGCTTAATCGTGTATTTCTTGGGGGCCTTTTGCAGCTGCTTTTCATTTTTTAATTCGGCCTCTATTTTATCAGGATCTAGCCCTACTTCTTTTAAAAATTCTTTAATGGCAAGTGGGACTTCAGGCTCTTCTACTTTAATTGGTTGCACTGGTTCTTCTACTGCCTGTACTTGCTGTGTTGGTTGTTCTGTTTCCACTTCACCCTTGCCGAGCAATGATAACGGGGCAGTAGCAATATGCCCGGCTGTTGCCATACCGCCACCCATGATTGCTCCGCCCAGCATTGATTGTTTTGCTTCTTGTGAGCTTAAATCTATAGGCTTGCCTTGTGATTTTTGTTGAATAATATACTGTCCTAACTCTTCTGCGCTTTCAGTAGCACCAGTGGCAGTTATTTCAGCAAGCGGCTTAATTGCCTTGCTCTTGCTCGTAATTTGAGTAACCTTTTGCCCAACTTCGTACAACTTCCCTGTCCTTTTAGCTATATCGGCAGCTTTACTGGCTATATGTAATGGGACCCCGAAAGCAGTGAATTGTTCAATCAAATTGGTTACACTCAAACCTGCCAGGTTTGCTTTGTATGTCTTGTCAGCGGCTTTCTTTGCATATTCGTGCGCTTTCTCAGCCGTTTCGCCTGCCTTTAGTTTTTCAATATATACTTGCTGGTAAGTATCAGCAGCCTCCATAGCAGCTTCTTCTCTTGCTGCCTCTGCTCCACCTGCCACGCGCAATGAAGCTCCAGCTATCATCATTGGCATGCCTACTTCAGCACCAACCCCGAGAGTGGCAGCCGTTAATGCTGCGCCGAGAGCTTCTAATGCAGTTCCGCTTACCCCAGTTATAAATTTCTTCTTTGTTATATCGGCCATTAGCGGAATCTGTTCAGCTAAGTTTACAGTATAAAACTCGGGAGTAACTGCTGTTTTTAGAACCCCCCCAATTCCTGGGCCTATCTCTACATGCTTTGTTGTTGGCTGGTTGGCTTCGACCAGTGCTTGCCCTCGGCGGATTAATTCTTCTCCTAATGCCGGATTATTTTCTTCCCACTTTACTCTGTAACCTTCATTTATCAGCTTAATGCCCTGCCCGCGCGCCCAGCTTCTTTGCAGTTCTTCAAGAGCCGAAGGCGGCTTCGGGGCAGGTGGAAGGCGTTTTGCAGGATTTTGCACAGGAGAAAACTTCTTTTTTAATGGCTTTGTAACTTCTTCTTCATACCATCCCATATCTTATCCCCCGCTATTTCTTTGTTGCTTGAGAAGGAATTATTGATTGAGTGAAAAACGTCGCCCCGTTTTCTTCGCTAGGTAAGGCATCGTAAAATGGCTTCAGTTTTGACCCCATTACAGTAGAGAAATATTCTTCAGGTGTTTTCCAGCTAACTGTTCTTATTACTGCATCTATGACTTTTCTTAAATCGACATCCCCTTTTAGTGCTGCTGTCATATGCTCCTTATCTCTCAAAATCTTCTTTAAAGTTTCGTAAAGAGGATAATCATACCCTTTTTGGGCAAAATCTTTATATGATTCTACGGCAGTGTTATAAAGGTCTGCTTCGGCTTTAAGTTTTCTTTCTGTTGCCGTAGGCGGAGTGTTGTCTTCTGACTCTTTGGCCCAGCTGGACAAAGTTTCTATCGTCGGTTTTCCTTTATAAGCTCCGGTCAATTGCGCTTCTTGATACTGCTTCATCCAATCAAACTGTTGCTTTGACAAGGTTGGGGTGCCCGGCTTGAATGGCAAATTTATTGGATTTTGAGAACGGTAACTTTGAATAGATTTTACCAGCGAATCTAGAGTCTGCTGCCAATTCTGCCGTGGGACTTCTTCGCCGTACTTTACAGGTTGGTCAGGCACCACATAGACAGGTGAATTATCATACTCCTGTTTTAGCCCAGCAAGTTGGTTGAGGATGCTGCTGATGTCGCCCAATTCTCGTCACTCCTCTCCTTACCAAACAATTTACGCAAGGCCGTAATTTCTTCTAATGTCGGCCCTTCTCCTTCAGTAAGTTTGTATTCTGGAACAGTTAATCTTGGCGTTGTTTTAGTTTGTTGTGGAGTTTCTTCTGCTTTTAGGGTCATAATGTTTTCTATCATAGCTTGAGCAAGCCTATTTGCTATATTCTGCTGTATATCTGTTTGACGTAAAAAGGCAGGGAGAACACTCTCTGCCTGAGCTAAAACATTTTTAACATAATTCTGCGTCTCTTTGTACGGAGGAATTCCGCCATATTTTTTAACCGCTCCCGGCCCTGCATTGTAAGCTGCCAAAGCCAAGTCCCATCTCCCAAAGCGGTCATATTGCTGTTTTAAATATTTTGCGCCGCCTTCGAGATTCTGAACAGGGTCAAACGGGTCTTTAACACCCAAAGCCTTGGCAGTGCTTGGCATTAATTGCGTAAGCCCCATGGCTCCAGCCGGCGATACGGCTTTAGGATTGAATCCGCTCTCTTGTTTGACCAAAGAACGAAGAATATTCTCTGGTACACCATATTTAACTGCTACCTGCTTGATAAGTGTATTAATATCCATTATCTCACCCCGCAAGCAGAGCATTAACAGCACTGGCCGGAATTTGCCAGGCGTTATTAACTATCTGCCCACCAATACTACGCAAGTAGTTCGGCGAATACCTTCGCCCATTAATAATTACTTCTCCGGTGCTAGGGTCATAATCAACAGATGCTCCATAATTGCTGGCATACTGCCGTAACGGGACATAGTAACTGGTAGGAGTGGGCTGTTGTAGAGTCTCAGGGACTTGTCCCATTGTTTGCGCCCATTGTAGCGGTTGAGTCTGCCGCTCATATTCTGTTATGGTAAAGTACGGTAACAGATTAGCAGCATAACTCATCTGCCACTGTTGCGCTTGAGTAGCTAGAGAAGCTAAATTCTGTGCTGCCTGGAAAGCTCGCTGCCAGTCCCCAGTTGCTGTAGCATGAGCTAAATTTTGAAGTTCAGCTAGTCTATTTGCTTCAAGCTCCCCGCGTCTCTGCTCAAGAGTTTTTTGTTGCTCTGCTGCCTGTTGCTCTGCCAAAGCTATTTTGGCAGCTATGTCGGACAATGCGGCTGCTTTTTCTGCTTGAGTCTTGGCATACTGTTCAGCTATCGGTTGTTGCAGTTTGCTTGTGTACCACTCTACTTGCCCGCTTCTACCACCGCCGCGAGATATGGCTGATTCCAAGGCTTTCTGCGCTGCTTCTTCCATATACCTGTTAACCGATTGGTCTACCCCCGCATACTGAGCTTCAGTTTGAGCTTTTTGAGCCTCAAGAGCCTGTTTGGTTTTGGCAAGCGTTTCACTCAATGCCTGCAAAGCAGGGTCTACTTGAAGTTTAGCCCATAATTGGGCCTGCTGAAGAAGTTCCTCCTGGGATGGCTGCTTGTATGATGGCATTTGCGCCATAAGGTCTCTTAATAATTGTTCATAAGGATAAAGGGCTTGTTGCGACCGCTGAGAAAGCTGGTCAAGTATATACTGTATGTTTCGCTGCCTGTCCGCTTGCGTGCCTTGCTGTTGAGCCTGTGGCTGAGCCTGATTTTGAGTCTGTGGCTGAGCCTGATTTTGAGTCTGTGGCTGAGCCTGATTTTGAGTCTGTGGCTGAACTTGTGGCTGAACTTGCTGTATTTTAGGCAACTCATATCCTACTCTCGCAGCATCAGCTTCTAACTTTTTTATCAGTTCGTAATCATTATTAGCAACTGCTTGCCTGTACCTTTCCTGTTGGCTAGCAATATACCCTTGCAACCCCCCAGTGTATTGGTCCCAATAGTTTGTAGACTTACTGGCACTTCCAGAAGATGAACTCTCCCCGGATGTACTTTTTAAACTTGAAACTTGTGGCTGAACTTGCTGTATTTTAGGCAACTCATATCCTACTCTCGCAGCATCAGCTTCTAACTTTTTTATCAGTTCGTAATCATTATTAGCAACTGCTTGCCTGTACCTTTCCTGTTGGCTAGCAATATACCCTTGCAACCCCCCAGTGTATTGGTCCCAATAGTTTGTAGACTTACTGGCACTTCCAGAAGATGAACTCCCCCCGGATGTACTTTTTAAACTTGAACTTGAGCTTTTTGAACTTGAGCTTGAACTTGAGCTTTTTGAACTTGAGCTTGAACTTGAGCTTTTTGAACTTGAGCTTGAACTTGAGCTTTTTGAACTTAGTTGCGCCATGCCGCGTTCATAAGCAGCTTGGTCAAATGTGCCAGTAAGCGGGAGTCCTAGCTGCCGTTTTCTATTAACTTCGGCTGCATATTCAGCATCAGACATCCCGTAAGGCATACTCTTCACCCCTTCCTGACAATATAGTATTAGTTTTTACTTTTCGGTCTCCAAGGTGGTAAAATATAGGCAAAAATGTTACCCGCCCGATGGATAGCAGAACCATTAGGAGCTACGGTCACATGGGATGAAACTACTCAACAGGTAAAGATTGAGATGGTTCAGGAGCAGGGTTGATAAGCCCTGCTCCTTCTATTTCGTCAAGCATGGTTTTTATCTCTTCCGCTCTTGCTTTAAGTTGTTTAACTTGACGAATTATATTTTGCAGTTCGTTTTCTAGGCTTTGTTTTACTTCTTTGACGCTTTCCGCATTGCCCGTATTAATCCGCTTCTCTTGCGTAATGACGATCTCTTTCTTTTCTCTGTCCCATACTACTTTCCGGTTCCTCATCAATTACCACCCCTAATTCATCTTCCCAATTTGAGGTTAATACATCTTCCTCTATAAAACGGTCTTTTTGGAACCGCGCATCAGTAAATCCTCTTCTGATAGCAGACAAAGACCAATAAAAGGTTGCATTACTAGTAATATCTGTAGATTTGACTAAGAGATAAGTATCACTCATCTCAGCTACGTAGAGCGTTTCAGCTACGGTTGGGGTTAAATGCACCAGCCAGGGTGTTTTATCTGAATTGGGCACGATACATTCCAATAGTACGGGGTCAATTTCGATTTTACATTCACCATTAACTAGTTGCGCTTTACCTTCATCAATATATCGCACATCAGGTGATTCACGGGCTGCTAAAGCAACTTTTCCATAGCTTGTTTCTTCGATCGCGTTTTTAGGTTTTCCACTTACATTAAGACCACCCGTTACATAAAGACCACCCGTTACATCCAAATCCCCCCAAACCGTCGTACCTGGAGCTGCACCGTTGCCTATATATATATTAGGAGCATACAACCTGATAAAAGCCCCTTCTACGATAACATCTTTGTTGTATCCTCCGGCGCCGCTTCTGCCGATAAGCCTTAATCCATCACCCAATGAATCACTGAAAACAGTAATCGTTCCACGTATATCATCAACGCTGGTATCCCTAAATGTAACTGCTCCGCCTACATCGTGGGTCCATATTTCTAGAGCAGATTTATTATTTTTGACAACACTCAATGGCTCATCGCCGGGAGCCAGTTCAATATAGTCCGTCGCCGATTCATCGCCAGTCTTAAACAGCGTCGAATATATCTGCCCATTTATCACCTTCAGCCCGTATTTCCCCGCCGCATATTGCCCCAGATGGCAACGTAACTGATTGAGGTTATCAAACACCTTAAACCCGTCGCTTTGCATTTTCGTATAACTCGGCAGGTTGTGT